GTCTACGCCTTCATCTGTTTTTAAGAATCGTGCAAACGCTGCATATGGGTGTTCATCAAATGGGACAGTCATAATTTTTTTACTATTAGTTGCCCATTTAAATACTGTGTTGTCATCTGTTAATTTAACAATACCAGCTTCTACACATCTATTTGCTAAATTACGAAGTTTAATATCTTCGTCTTTAGCAATCTCTATAAATAAAGCAGGCTCATTTTTAGCAAACATATAACAATCACGTTTAATTTCTTTTGAAGACATTGTTGTAACTTCAGAACCAATTTCTGTTCTTAATATAGCTTCTAAATGTTCAATATCTAATTCTTGTACTAGTTTTAATGCTTCTAGTTCTAGTTCAATTAAGTCAATTTCATCAATTGCTTCTTTAACAAAATCAACTTCTTCAAATTTAGTGTCTTTACCTGGGTGGTAAACAGATAAAAGTTGTTGTAACAAAGGTTTTTCTCTAGGTACAAAAAGAGAGCCATCTGTAAAAATAATGTGCTCTACTCTAGCATACCCATCCTGTTCGTCTACAAATAAAGATTTTTGATTATTAGCATATCTAATTTCTTTATTTACACCTTCTTTTTCGTCAAACCAGAGTATATTTGAACTTTTAATTTTATAAGTTAACGGAGACATTCCGTTTTTTAAGACATATGTTCTGTCTTTAATTTCCCAATTTTTCATAATATAATTTAATAAGATAAAATAACCCCCGCCGAAGCAGGGGCTATATTAATTATAAGCTATTAAGCTTTTTTCAATAAGAAGAAGTTATTAGCTCCTTGCGTAATCAAACATCTTTCAGATAAGAAATTAACTCGCATTTCGTCAACGTCAGAAGTATAAGCACCTCCAACAGATCCTGTAAGCCAAGTTTTCATTTTTCTATCATCTGTTTCAGATGAACGGTAACGTACGTGTAAGAATGGACGCTTGATGTTTTTACCAAGATCTTGGTCATACACAGTAGATGTACCAGCAGGAATAATAGCACCTTCAACATCTCCAAATCCTCCGCGTGTAGCGAAATCATTTAAATATTTCCAGTCAGTCTTATAGAAGTCATAAGATCCACGACGGAAACCAGAGAATCCAAGATTTAAAGCCATATCTTCAGAGTTGTTAAATACTCCGTAAGAAGTACCTCCAGCTCCGTAAGAATTTTTAGAAGCTAATCCATCATCAATAGATAAAGATAATGCACGGTTAGCATAAATCATATTTTCTTCAATTGCACCGTTTCTATCTAATTGCTTCAATATAACATCAAAGTCAGAAAGATCAGCGTCAGAAGATAAATCTTCAAATACATTTCCGCGAGCCTCTAAAGCTGCAAAGAATCCTTCAGAACCACTATATCCAGCTCCTAAAGTAGACCCAGCCGCTTTCTTAACAGTTTCAACCATAGACATTTCTAAGTAGTCTTCAAAGCGTAAGCGAGTTTCGTGCTCAGACTTTAAGTACCATAAATATCCAGAAGCTCCATTCTCAGAAGTTACTTCAATCCATCCAATCTGAGCAGTGTCAGATCCGTTGATTTGATAGTTGTCTTTTAAGATAATAGGCTTGTTGGTATAAGAGCTGTAGTCAGCATCAATAGATCCTTCCATTCCACCAGAACCTTTTGCAAACTCAGAACCATAAACTACAACTGTAGCTCCATTGGTTAGAGTTAATCCAGTCCAGTCAGCAGCAGTATAACATACGGCTGTAAAAGTTCCTGTTGATGCGGCAGTGTTAGCACCTGCTACAGTAACAACACCTTTTAGCACAACACCTGTAGGTGCATTAGCAGCAGTAACCCCTTGTACCATAACTGTTTGTCCAACGCGAATAGCAGGAGCAGAAGCAGTGTCTACGCCAGCAGGTAAAGTAACTGTAAATACGTTACCAGCAATAGCTACGTCTTCGTAACGTGTGTGTAAACGCCCTTGCTCTACCCAACGAATTTCGTCAGATGTAGAAGGCATTTCAGCTGATACCATACGCAAGAAAGAAGAGATAGAACGATTTCCGTAAATCTCAGCTTCTTTTTCGTATACATCAGGTAAAAATTGCTTTGTAAAATCAAAGTCATTAATGTAATTGTTTTGAAATAAAGTCCCTTTAGTTTGTGAGGGCTGTAAATTTTCAATGCCAGTTGTTAAAGCCATTGTAATAAATTTTTAGTTAGTTTTTTAGTTTCATTCTTAATTTAGAGCTTGAATCTCCTGAAACAACTTTAAACTTTTGACCGGTAGCTGTTTTAATAACGCCTTCTTGTCTAGGGTCCATATTTATATTTTTAGCTTCCTTAGCGGATGTGCGAAGAGCATCGGCACGGCCTTGCTCATAAAAATGTTCTGCAAGCTTATCCGCATTACGTGCTGCAAATAAAGCTTTATGGTATCCCTTAGCGTCACTAAGCTGCCCGTCTTCTCCTACAAATTTTGAAACAAAATTATTAATATCTGATTGTTGCGTTTTAGTATCTACAACATTATTAACTTTATATCGGTATTTATTGTCCCCAACTTGGAAATCAAAACCTTTAAAAGTTTCACCAAATACATTTTCTGTTTTTTGTAAAAAAGTTTCTGTTTGTTTTTTATTTAATTCAGCGCTCTGTTGGTATTCATTATAATACTCAAAAGCCTCTTGGTACTGCTTAGGAATATCTTGTTGCTTTCTCAACTTAAGATCAGCATAATATTTCTCTTTGTTTCCCTCTAAGAACTTTTTAGCATTAAATAATTCTTCTTTAAACGCTCTTTTTTTTGCGCGTATTTCTCTTGGATCGTCGTCTTCATCAAATGAAAAATTATCTTCCATATATTCATCAACTTCTTGACTGTCCCAAGGTTTTGCTTGTTTATAATATTCGCGTAATATTTGCCCTTCGTCATAAGACGAAATATCGCGGTTTAAATTAACGTAGTCTTCTAAAGTACCACCAGTTTCTTCCATAAACTTTAAAAGCTTATCAACATTTTCTGGTAATTCAACTTGAGGCTGTTGTGGCTGCTCATTAACCTTAGCCGCATTTTCATCAACTTTAGGTTGTTCTGTTTTTGTTTCTTCAGCTTCTTCTTCAGTAACAAGTTCTAACGGCGAGTTTTCTTCTTTAGTCTCTTGGGTTTCGGTTTGCTCCCGTACTTCTTTGACCACTTCTTTGCTATCTCCGGTTTCATTTTCCACAGAAACCTCCTCTGTTTTTCGCTCTTGAACGGCATCTTCTGTTGTTTTGTTTAATTCGTCTAAATTAATTTTAGGCACGTCGTCTGTTTCTTGTCCCGCAGCTTCTGGCGCAATATCACCACTTTCAACTGCTTTATCAAGTACAGCCTGTTCTTGTTCTTGTGCTGTTTTAGTTTCTTCACCATCAACAACACCTTTAATTTTCCATTCACTCATAATTTAATAATATATAATAATTAATAATTCTATCGCGGCTCAAACCCACTTAAATCAATACCACCTAAAACGTCATTACCACTAGATTCAAACCCTTTTTTTGGTCTTGGGTCAGAAACCGGTTTTTGTAACTCAATTTGTTTTTTAGCATCAAGTTCCATTTCTTTTAGCTTCATGTTTAAATCAAATTCAAATTGCATTAAATCTTTCTTAGTAATTGCTTCCATTTGCAATTTTTTAACATCTAATTGACTTTGCAAAGAAGCTAATTTTCCCTTAGCTTCTGCTTTTACGCTTTCAGCTTGTGCTTTTGCTAATTCAGCAGCTTGTGCCGCCTGCCCATTAGCTTGAGATTGAGCAGCAATATTTCTTTCTGCTTTTAATTGGTCTGTAGCTTCTTTTCTAGCTCTTCTGTATTTTAATAATTGATTAGCAAGTTTTATATTTTTAACTTGTCTAATATCAATAACATCTTCAAGATGAATTTGATCTCTTGATAATGCAACCTGTATGTTGTTTTCAACAAGCTGTTTTTCGTCTTCGTCTGGGTCAAGCTCTAAGAATATACCAAAATCATGCAAATATAAGTTTTCTAATTCCGCTAAAGCTCCTACCGAAAAACGTCCAATCCCCATAATTAAAGCTTCCCGCTGTGGGTGAAACTCTAAAATATCTTTAATCCTTATTGAAATTGCCTCTGCTAGTTTTGTAGTTACATATAAAGAACTATGCAATATATGTCTTGTTGCGGTATTAGAATTTGCCGCAGCTAGTTTTTGAACTCCAACTAAAGCATATGGATCAGGGTCACTACCATCGCGAGCTTCATTTAAGCCTGTTACATCACGTATCATTTGTAAATAATAATTATACGCTTGTATTAATAGTTGGGTTTGTTGTCCGCCCCCGCCTGGAAGTTCTTGAATTGGCACTTTACCTGGGTTCATTTCACCGTCTACTGTCATAGATCTACCTATAACAGAACCCGTTTGGAAGTACATATTAAGAGCTTCTTGTGGGTTATAATTAGTGCCATTACCTAAATCTATTTCAGCTAAACCATCAGCATCTAAATAAACACCTGATGGTGTCATTCTTTGTATTGTTTGTTGAAGTTTTAAATGCGTTAGCTGTATAAGATCAGCATAAGTTACCATTCTACTAACTAAGCTTTCAATTTTTCCTTTATACATTCGAGGAGCACTGACAACATAATTCATCATAACTTGGTTAGCGTTAGATTCTGGTCTAACCATATTTGTTGCTTTTTCCCATTTAAGCAACTTATTTGCTCCTAAAACCATTACGCCCTCGTATATAACCTCTCTTGACTGTGCTACTCTTTCAAATCTTGATCTTTGATCTTTAGGTGGGTTAAAATTATCATCCTTCTTTATAGCTTTATTAGCCCCAGTGGATGTTTCTTTTATTTTATATACACTTTTTTCCCAGGTTTTCCAATTAAAATATAATACAGTTAATGAATTAGAGTCTAAAGAATCGTTGTAATCATTATTAGTGTAATCATAGTTATTGTAATTGCTTGACTTTTCAACAGCGTCAGCAAATTCTTCATCAGAAAGGTTGGGAAATTGTTTTTTAAGTTCGTTACTTTTAATTTGTTTAATTTCTCCAAAGTAATATACATCTTGAAAATTAGGATCTTCTGTATAAGAATGCACTAAATTTGCAGGATCAACATAATCTAACTTTACACCATCTGTATTATTAAACGTGTGCTTAGCTGCTGATATACCTAAAACAACCTGATCGTAATCTAATCGTTTTTTTAATTCTTTGTGATTATTTTTTAAAAGAATATTATTAATAGCTTGCTCATGTGCAATTTCAATAGATTGCTTATACCCAATCTGCATATAAAGTTCCAATTCTTCTTCATTAGCAGGTAAGTTTTCCTTATCTGTATTACGCACATTTACACCTAAATTCTCTTCTATACCATCTAAAAGTGTTTCGCTTTCCATCTCAAAGATAAGGTCTTCTACAAAAGCAGTTCTTTTTTCTAAAGACTCTGGGTCTTGAGCAAAAGCTTTTATTTCAAATAAACGGTCTTGCATTCCGTTTACTACTATATCTACAAACTTAGGAATAATTGGTACTGGTTTCCAGTCTAAATTAAGATAAGATAAATCTCCATTAATTGAAAATTCATCCTTATATTTTTGAACAGATTGCTCTCCTCTTGCATATAATCTTAATTTGTGAAATTCACGTTGATTCTGAGTGAACCTACCTGATCCAGAATTTTTTCTAAACCATTCGTTTTGAATACCGCGTGCCACTTCCATACCGTATGCTTCGCTATTTTTTGTAGCGTCGTTAACTGATTGGCTGGGAAATTGGGTAACTTGTCCTGTAGCTTCTGCCATTTTTTATTGTATTATTTTACTATTTGATCCTGAATTATTATATTTTGAAAAACCAAAATCTATTTTTTTAACTTCTCTTGTAGTTTTAGATGCATATAAGTGTCTTTGGCAAGCCATTATAGCTAAGCCAGAACTAATTGATGCATCAAATTTAGTTCTTTTATTAATATCAAATTTAGCCCAATCTTCAAGCGTTCTTTGAAAAAACATTTTGCCGTGTTCACCATTTTCTTTTAGTCCAACATGGCTTTCAATGTAACTTTCAATAGCCGCCGCGTGTGCTTGTCTTATATCTTCTGAAGAGTTTGGTATACCACCTAACTCTTTTTCTGTTACAGACAATTTGTTTCTTGCTTTATCAGGTCTATTCATAGAGTAACCTCTATAACCTCTTCTTTTA